GTCGAGTATCAAAACGTGTATCAAATCTTGCATCGGTATAATATAGATTTGTTGTGCCTTCTACTAGGTTATCTGTGTTCTTGGTAGCCAATCGAGTATCAAAATCTGTATTATGACGAGCAGTTGTATAGTAAAGATTGGTTGTGCCTTCTACTAGGTTATCTGTGTTCTTAGTAGCTAGTCGAGTGTCAAAGTCTGCATTATGGCGAGCAGTTGTATAATATAGATTTGTTGTGCCTTCTACTAGGTTATCTGTGTTCTTGGTAGCTAGTCGAGTATCAAAATCTGTATTATGACGAGCAGTTGTATAGTAGAGATTAGTGCCCTCTACTAGATCTGTTGTTGACTTAACACCGAATCTTGTGTCGAACCTTGCATCTGTATAGTAGAGGTTAGTACCTTCGACTAGATCTGTGGTTGACTTGGTAGCTAGTCGAGTATCAAAACGTGTATCAAACCTTGCATCGGTATAATATAGATTTGTTGTGCCTTCTGCTAGATTATCTGTGTTCTTGGTAGCTAGTCGAGTGTCAAAGTCTGCATTATGACGAGCAGTTGTATAATATAGATTTGTTGTGCCTTCTACTAGGTTATCTGTGTTCTTGGTAGCCAATCGAGTATCAAAACGTGTATCAAATCTTGCATCGGTATAATATAGATTTGTTGTGCCTTCTACTAGGTTATCTGTGTTCTTGGTAGCCAATCGAGTATCAAACCTTGCATCTGTATAGTAGAGGTTCGTGCCTTCGACTAGATCTGTTGTTGACTTGGTAGCTAGTCGAGTATCAAACCTTGCATCTGTATAGTACAGGTTTGTGCCTTCTACTAGATCTGTTGTTGACTTGGTAGCTAGTCGAGTGTCAAAGTCTGCATTATGACGAGCAGTTGTATAGTAGAAATTAGTGCCCTCCACTAAATCGGTAGTTGACTTGGCACTGAATCTTGTATCAAATCTTATGTCTGTGTAGTATAAATTTGTTGAGCCTTCCAGTATATCATCTGTATCTAGTACAACTGCACCAGTTTGTGTGTTAACACTGGTCACTCCACCAGTAATATTAATTACACCGGTGGTATTGTCATAACTACCAGCACCAGTGACGCTTATTGAATTTCTAGCTCTTGTGTCTGTATAATATAAGTTAGTTCCTTCTGTAATATCTGAAGTTGATTTTGTAGCTAATCTTGTGTCAAAGTCTGCATTATGACGAACAGTTGTATAATAAAGATTAGTTGTGCCTTCGGTTAAACCATCAGTTGTTTTAGTAGAAAACTGTGTGTCAAATCTGCCAGTTGTGAAATACAGATTTGTGGAACCTTCGGTTAAGTTATCGGTTGTTTTTGTACCCAAACGACTGTCAAATCTGGTATCAGTATAATATAGATTTGTTGTGCCTTCTACCAGGTTATCTGTTGTCTTAGTAGCCAGCTGGGTATCAAATCTTGTATTTGTATAATATAGATTTGTTGTGCCTTCTACTAGGTTATCAGTTGTTTTTGACAATAATCTTGCGTCAAAATCCGTGTCGTGTCTAGCAGTTGTGTAGTACAGATTTGTTGTGCCTTCTACCAGGTTATCTGTTGTCTTAGTAGCTAGCTGAGTATCAAATCTTGTATTTGTGTAATATAGATTTGTTGTGCCTTCAGTTAAATTATCAGTAGTATGATTACTCAGACTGCTAACAGTTCCGGTTATATCGGCAATAACACCTTTATTAAAGCTGAAAGAATCCGAAGCCGAGACATAGGTAAGAGTTGCGCCTGCACCATCAATAGTAATACCTGCACCATCTGCTACGGAAGAATTAGTAGCACCTTTGGCTAGAGTTAGATTTTTATCTGCAATCTCAACTACTGTGGAATTAACTGCTGTTGTAGTTCCTTGTACAGTTAAATTACCGCTGACTGTAACATCATTGAATGTGACATTGTCAGTTGTAGCCACCGGCTGGCCAATATTGATTGTACCCGAAGTAATAGTTACACCTGTGCCGGCTGTTAGAGCACTTGGTGATGTGTAACTGATTACACCAGTGACACTATCATATGACAGGTCCCCACTCACACTGATAGCCAGTCGAGATCTTGCATTGGTATAATAAAGATTAGTTGTGCCTTCTACTAGGTTATCTGTGTTCTTAGTAGCCAAACGAGTATCAAAATCTGTGTCATGTCTAGCAGTTGTATAATACAGGTTTGTACCTTCGGTTAGATCTGTTGTTGTTTTTGTACCAAAACGTGTATCGAATCTTGTGTCTGTATAATATAAATTTGTACCTTCTGCTAGATCAGTTGTTAGCTTTGTACTAAAACGTGTATCGAATCTTGTATCAGTATAGTATAAGTTAGCAAGGCCTTCGGTCAGGCCGTCTGTATTTTTGGTAGCAAATTGACTGTCAAAGCGAGTATTAGTGTAGTATAAATTTGTACCTTCTACTAGATCTGTTGTTGACTTAGTAGCTAGTTGAGTATCAAAGCGAGTATTAGTGTAGTATAAATTTGTACCTTCTACTAGATCTGTTGTTGACTTAGTAGCTAGTTGAGTATCAAAGCGAGAATTGGTATAGTATAAATTTGTTGAGCCTTCCAGTATATCATCAGTGTCTAATACAACTGCACCAGTTTGTGTGTTAACACTGGTTACTCCACCAGTAATAGTAATTACACCAGTGGTATTGTCATAACTACCTGCCCCGGTTACACTAATAGCATTGCGAGCCAGTGCATCTGAAAAATATTTGTTTGTGGTTCCTTGTGCTAGTGCATCTGTAGTATGATTGCTGATGTCACTGACAGTACCAATCACAGTTGATGTTACCTGAGCAAAGGTGACATTATCGGCAATACCAACTGATTGACCAATACTAACTACATTTGATGAATCAATTGTAACACCGGTTCCTGCTGTATATGTTGGTATAGTAGGCTTATTGATTAGATCAGCATAGTCTCCACTGGTCGCTACTGTGGCAAAAGTTGGTTTGCCTGCTATCTGAGTCCACTGAATATTAGGTATATCTCTACCGTCAACATTAATTCTATTTCCTGCTCCAAGATTTTGCCAATATGTTGTGTTTGTAGTTGGTTCGCTTTCATTGTCTGCCAGAGCAACAAATACGTTGCCGCCATCATAAACTACATCGCCTGCGAGATATCTTGTTCCGTCGACTACAGTATGATTGGTTGTCCATTGAGGAGCAGCCTTGATCAGTGTAGGCTTATTAATTAGATCAGCATAGTCGCCGCTGGTTGCCACTGTAGCTAATACGGGAGTGCCTGTGAGGTCGCTGTATGCTCCACTAGTTGCTACTGTAGCAAAAGTTGGTTTATTGTTAACATTTGTCCAGTCGACTGTACCAGTCCAAGCTGTAGACTGAACTGTGCTATCAGCAAATGTAATGTCGCCATTGGTTGCATCATCAAATATTAGTCCACCTAGAGTATTGATATCTCCACCAAATTTAGCACCAGATTGAACTACTAGCCAGCCGCTATAGTCGGTATTCAATCCACCATTATTGGAAGGTAAAGAAGAGCCAACAAATAAACTACCTTGTAGGGCTACACTCATAGTGCCACTGCCATTGGCTCCGAATGTGAATAAGGAATTGTTAGCATCAAGACCAGATTTATAAACACCTGCTTTGTGAATAGTACCAGTACCGTCTGCAAAAGTTGGCTTCCAGTAAAAATTTCCTGTGCCGCCGTCTATAGTAAGTTGGCTACCGTTACCTATGTTCAAAGTATTGATAGTGGCCAGTCCGTCTAGTACTACAGTGCTGCCTGTGCCCGTGTAACTTGTAATACTTTGACCCTGTATTTGAAAAACATTTCCTTGACCAGAATCAATGTTAATAGTTTTATTAGTTAATGTATCTGTACTGCTGGCTGTTATACCAGTGTCTGAAGAATTTATCCAATTTGATCCATCATATTTTAAAATCTGGCCTGTGGTTAAACTTGCTATAGCCACGTCACTAAGGCTGTTCAAATCAGTAGGAATGCTAGGAGCCCCAATTAGATCACTGTATGCTCCACTGGTTGCTACTGTGGCCAGTGTTGGTGTGCCGGTTAAATCGCTGTATGCTCCACTGGTTGCTACTGTGGCCAGTGTTGGCTTATTGGTTAAATCGTTATAATCACCACTGAACAAAGTTGGTGTATTTAATAAATCTGTATAGCTACCGCTAGTCGCAACTACTGATAGATTTGGTGTGCCTGTAAGATCAGTGTAGAGTCCGCTGGTTGCTACTGTAGCCAAGGTTGGCTTGCCAATTAGGTCTGCGTAGTTACCACTGAATAGAGTAGGAAGTCCGCTCAGATCATTATAGCTACCACTGGTAGCTACAGTAGCCAAGGTTGGCTTGCCAGTTAGATCTGCGTAGTTACCACTGAATGCTGTACTGGCTAATTGATAAACTGATAGGTCTGGTTTGTTGGTAAGGTCGGCATAGTCACCGCTAAATGGTGTAGGCTTGTTAGTTAAATCGTTATAATCGCCGCTGAATAGAGTAGGAAGTCCGCTCAGATCATTATAGCTACCACTGGTTGCTACTGTTGCTAGAACAGGTGCACCTGTCAGGTCTGCATAATTTCCGCTGAATGCAGAACTAGCTAGTTGGTAAACTGATAGGTCTGGTTTATTAGTAAGGTCATTATAGCTACCGCTTGTCGCTACTGTGGCAAAATAATCAGTGCCTGCATTGTTTTTAAATCCGCCACCTGTTGGCAGTTTTAAATTGCCGTCGGCAGTAAACAACCAATCAATAGGTGTAGATCCGCTGACATCATGAGAACGCACTGTTACTGTACCAGTGACATCGCTTACTTGAATACCGGTTAATTCTCCACCTAAAACAAGTGTAGCCGTTGATCCGTCTATAGCACCACCTGCTCTAAGATGTACATGTCCCGGAGCTGTGGGATCAATCACTAGATATTGATTATTTCCGTAAAGACTGGTATCGGGCACTAGTTCAATGGTTCCAGCACCAAGGCCGTCTCCACTTCCAGTTCCTGCTCCTATAATCTTAACACCGTCGAACGTAATACTACCTGTACCTGATCCAATATTACTGATAGCATTGTCTACATAACTCTTAGTCGCTAAGTCGGATGCAGACGATGTAGTACCAGTCATGCTGATCGTACCGGTTATAGTTACGGTTCCGCTGCCAGGATTGAATGTAATGTTTTGACCAGTTGCAGAGCTAACGTTTAGTGCATCATCACTCTGAATGGTATTGGTTGGGTGATTAATATTGATTGCCATATCGATATTTATGCCTAAATGAAAAAGGGCTCTTAAAGAGCCCTTTAATTTACTAAGTTTTTCTATAGAAAAATTAGAAGAACTTACTGGTTCCCATAGCAATCTTGCCTAGGTAGTCTGCTGCGTTACCTAAAGAGCTTGCTGTATTTGTTAGCTCAACATAACCATAACGTGTCATAAAGCTAACTACAGGTTCCATTGTGCTTGGATCTAGAACAACACCGCTGCTCATTAAAGGAATATATGGGCAGTAGAATGCTGCGGCATCCATTTCGTTAGGACCTTTGTAACCAACTAGAATTGGTGTTGTTGCGTCGGCATAGCTGTCAACATAAACACGAACGCTGCTGTTTAGTGTACCAGCGAATTTTGTGTTTGTTGGGGCTTCGAATGTGCCCTCTGTTGTACGAGCAAATGCTGATGTTGTTGCACTCTGTAGCACTGTTAGTGCTGTTGGACTAACAACAACAAAGTTACCTGCACCACGACGTGTACGCTGAGCAATTCTGTTAGCAACATCATTGATCATGATTGCTAGTGCAGCGTGCTGATCACCAACAAATGTTGGAGTACCAGTGAAGCTTGTACCACCAACTGCTTGATCAAATGTATGGATTGCTGAGCCGCTCAGTGTGCGTAGGCTACCTAATAGCTCTTGATCGATTTCAGCAGTGATCTCTTGTGCTAGAGCTGCCATGATCTCTGCTTCAACATCCAAACCATGCATTGCTTGTGCATCCTGTGCTGCTTCAAACGTCCAACGTGCTGACATTTTACGTGTTTTAGCTTCAACAGTCTGCTTTAAGATTTGAATGCTTAGTTTCTTACCAACAACGCCTTCCATAGCGGCTGTAGTGTCACCACCTGGTGCGCTGGTATTTAAATTGCCGCTGTATGCCTTGGCAATGTTAAATGGACTTAGAGCTTCACTACCTGCTGTTACTCCAGCTGCTGTTTCAGCATAACGTACACGCAATGTATGAATTTGACCAACTGGTCCAGTCATTGGCTGAACACCAACGATTTCGTTAGCAATAACGGTTGGCATTACACGACGAATTACTGGAAGAATAACCTTGTTTAGAACTGCTACGTTACCGCTTTGTGTAGCACCTGCACTTGCAGCTTCCATCAAGTTTCTTTTAGTATTTTCTAATACTGAATCCATGACAGCCTTACGGTTGCCACTTAGCCCTTCTAGTAGAACTTCCTTAGTTGCAGTCCAATTTTGGGCCTCGAAAAGTTTCTCAGACATTATAGTCTCCTTTTAATTACTTTCCTATTCCGGCTAATTTTCTTAGTGATACAATTTCTGCCTCAGGAGCAGCGTTCTCACTAGAAGTTTTGTCGCCTGTTACCGCAGTCTTCTGCGATGTTGCGCTTTCAGAAATCACAGCCTTACCGGTGGGCTTGACTGCTGTTTCGTTTAACACAGCTGGTAGATACTTGTTGTATGCTTCACGTAGATTTTCTGTCTTAGTTGTCTTTAACAGATCTTCCATGATGTCACGTTTCTCTTTACCAAGAGGTGCTACCAACTCTTGCATAATGCCCTGACGCTTTACAGCATCTTCGGCAATACGAATTTTGGCTTGGGCGCGAGCTAGTTCAGCATCTTTAGTTTCCGCTAACTTAGTTGTTTCTGTTAGTTTGTTTTCTAGTGCTGCTAACTTGTCTCCTAACTTCTTAACCTGTGTACCATCAGCAAAACCACTTACCATAAATTCAGCAGCAAATGCTTCCATGATCTTGCGACCAAAGGCATTTTCGCGACTTACCTGAATGTCTTCGCGTAGTTGTGTGATTTCATTTTTCAATGATTCGGTTAGAAGTTTTTCTGCTTTTACAGCAGCTTCTTTGATAAACTTGGCTTTTGCTTCAGCAATAACTTTGCGACCTTCTGTTACTAGGTCAACACGAGCCTTAACAAGTTTGTCTTCATCTTCTTTTAGTTCACGTAATTCAGAACTTAGCTTTTTAAGAGCAAACTCTTCAAGTTTCTCAAAGTTAGTTTTCTGTGCATCACGGTCTTCTCTAAGTTCTTTAACTTCCTTGACTAGTTGATTCATAACAAACTTGTTTAGAAGTTTTGCATGTTCACGCATTTGTTTTTTGTATTCCACTTTCGCTTCTACAACTGAACGCTTGTCAATAGCAAATTCTTCTAGTTCCTTACGAATAGCTTCGGAAATCATTTTGTCAGCAGCTTCTACAATCAGGCCTTTGTCGTGCTCATAGCGCTGGCTAAACTCTTCACGAAGATTCGCTTCTACTTCTTCGTGTAACTGTTTAACTTTGGCATCCCATGCTTCTTGTAGAGTTGTCTGTACTTCCTCAGATAAAACCCCAGTGCCGAATAGTTCTTTTAATCCGCTCATCTATTTCCCCTTATTTTTTTAGGTTATTGATGAACCTGAGAACCTCTTCCTTGAGGTATTTTTGTGCTCTGTCATCATGTCTTACTGCTGTGGCTACATCTATTAAAGCACCACGTCTATTACTGTTCATTACACGTTCATAGATTGCTTTGGGATATGCGTTAGGAGCACTAGGTTGAGCCACGATATCGACCGTGACAATCTCAAAATCAGAAACGCCACCAGATTCATTAACGTTTCCAGATCCCCTACTTGACACACCCAGTTTAACACCACTCTCTAAAAGAGTTTTAACAATGTTACCCATTGGTGTGGGTAGGATTTTTAGTTTACCAATACCGTTGTTTTCATTCATGTACATGTTTGTAATCATGTGACTGACACGGTCTAGGTTAACTTGTAGGTCATCAGGATGATCGGCTTCGCCTAACACACTGTAACCAGTTTTAATTTTTTCAGCAATGGCATTACATGCCCTGGCAATTTCATTAACGGGGTAAACACGTTGATTTTGATTCTTTACCCCGCCTTGAATAAAAATGCCTTCCATGTAGAGATCCTTGCCACCACTGGCATTCTCAATCAAGTTGGTACGAATACCAGCTTGGTCGTAGGTTAAAGATTCTACTAATGGTAGTGCCATATTATTAGCTCTTTACCACTGGGCTATGCTTGTTGCTAGCAGTGTCGCTGGTCTTAGGAACAGCCACGCTCTTAGGAGCTGGTGCCTTGGCATTGCCAACTTTATTGACATTGCCCATGTCATCAGTCTTTGGACTTGGATTTAGCACGCCGCCTTGTGTGCCGCCTTTACCGTCTGCTTGACCTGTAAAGTTAACAGCCTTAGCGCCGTTGCCGCCTACCTTAGGACCGCCGCTTACCGGACTCTTTGCGCTTTTATCGCCGTCGTCTCCCATTTTAGCTGCTGGTACTGCTTTTAGGCTAGTAGCTTCCCCAAATGCCATTAGGCTTTCTTCTGCTGGCATATCATCACCTGCTGGCATATCGTCAGCTGGTGCTTCGCCGCTTAGTTCAGCAAACAGTGCTTTTAGATCTTCTAGTGCCTGTGTGGCAACATCAATCTTTTCACTTGCTTCAGATGAAGCATCACCTGCTGGTGCTTCGTCGCCTGCAGGCTCTTCCTTACTGCCCATAGCTAGATCTGCCATGGCATCTTCTTGGCTGCTGTCATCTGCTGCCATTTCATCTTCGTCGCCTTCGGCTTCTCCGAAAAGGCTTTCATCTTCTAGGTCTTCTTGATCCGCTACGATTTCATCTTCAAAGTCATCAGTGGGACGAGCGCCAAAACTCTCTTCGACTTCTTCGTCTTCGGATTCGTCTAGTTCTTCTTCTTCAGCAGCTTCGTCAAATTGACTTAGTTCTTCGTAGATGCTTTTGCCTTTACTGACAAAATATTGATGTAGCAATTCACTGGCACGATCTTCTTCTTTGTTGATCAATGCTTCTAATACTTGCTCTAGTGTATGTTTAGACATTAAATTTCTCCTTTTGGCCAAAAGTGGTCTAGTCTGTAAGTATATTTACAGATTGATTATAATTACTAGGAGAAATAGGGTTAAAAACCCAGTTTTCTGAAAGAAAATCTAGATAATATAGAAAAATTATATTGCAGGAGGAGGTCTTTGATAGATCTTCTTGTACAATTCCCTGCGTTCTTCAATTTCTAGTTTTCTAATTTCACGCATCTTTCTAAGTTTGTTTAAATGTTGCAGCGTAAGTCTTGGACGACGAGTGTCCATTTTACTGCTGGTTTCAAACTCATTTTCTGCAGGATCTGCGTAGCCTGTTTTAACTTCGTTATACCGCACCTGGTGTTCCTCCTTGTGGACTAGGAGCCGCTGCTGGCGCTCCACCTACTGGACTAGGAGCCTGCTCTGCACCCTGCGGAGTTTCTCCTTGTTGAGCCAGTGCATCTAATTGACCCATGTCGTCTTCTGTGGGCCTCTGTATACCTAGCGTGTTCAAATCACTGCCTGCCAGTGCTGCATCTTGACTGGCAGTTGATGTAGCATCTTCGGGATTTTCTTCCTGCCACATTGTTTCATTCTCCACTATCTCTGCATCAGTTAGTCCCAGATATTTCTTCAAGGCGAAACGACGTGCAATGTAAGGCACTTCGGCCAACTGACTAAACACAGCAGCTCTTGCATTATTAACTTCAATTTCTCTATATTCACTAAAGCTCTGTGGCGGTAAGAACGTAAGAGTGAATGTGCTTGAATCTAGTTCGATGCCTTTCTTTTTCAAGAACATCTTGAATTCATTATCTAAAGGGCTGATCATTAAATTTTGCAGTCGTTGACAATACTTGTTGAAACGATACTCTTGAATAAATGCTGTGCCTACACGACCGTCATTGAATACCGCGGTACCATCATCTGGCCCAGTAGGCATATAGCTGCTGGGAATACGTAGAGCACGATTTAGTTTGTTCGTAAAATATCGTAGGTCATCAATCTGGCCTAAGTTATCGCCCCCGGGTAGCACTTCAACTTTTGAGCCTCGTCCTTCAGCAGTCTGAGCAAAAAAGTAATCCTCTAACATGCTTAATGGATTATAGCTGGCATCCATAATGCTGGAGCCGCCGCCTGTTCTACTGGGAATACGACGTTGATGAATTTCGTTCTTAACACGTTCAACAAAGCTCATGGCCATGTTAGCAGGCATATTACCTACATCAATATAAAACACACGACGTTCCGGAGCACGTTGCACACGATAGATAATAATCGAATCTTCTAACAAGCTCTTTTGTTGATAGACCTTGTAGACTCCTTCGAGCACACTGGTACCGAAAGGAAAATTAATATCCATACCTTCTGTAAGACTGATATGAACAACATGATCTGATTTAACAGGAGTTTCTGTATTATTAGCATTCTGCGCTGAAGGATTAGGACTGGCATATTGAGTAAATGCTGTCTTATTGAACTGCGTCGGACCATAGTTACTGTCTGTGATCAAGGGCTCACTGGCCACTTTGTTGTTGATATCTAGGCTTAGATTTTTAATCAAATACTGTTCAACTTCTTTACCCTTGGCCTGATTAATAATAATCTTGCTAACATCAGCAGCACTGACATAATAAAGTTCGTAGGTTTCTGGATCGCGAATAAAGAATTGGTCTCCAAACTTAAGTGTATTACGAACCATACGCCATATACGCTTGTTCCATTCGTTGATTAAACACCACTGTCTCAGCGTGGTTTCTAAGACCTTAACTTCACTGTCAGTAGGTGTTTTAAAATGTTCAATGGTAAAAGGTAAATTACTTTCAAAATCAAACTGAGTACAAAATTCTGCTATGGTATCCAGTGCGGCATTAACTTCGCTGTCACTGTCCATTATTTCATACTGCATATAACGATCCACACGATTTGGTGCACCTGTATAGACGTCCTTAAGCCAGCTGCTAAACTTATTAGAAGAACCCATGTGTGGACCCGACTTGTCTCGATTAGCTGCTATTTCATTGGCAGTCTGTGGTATTTGAAAGTATTTTCGCCAGCTCATATTTTATCCTGTTATATATTTATAGATTATTTCAGGCTGAGCCTCTCATTGCAATCTCTCTTATATACCTGTTTCCATCATTGTGCATTGTGATATTTCTAGCTGCTATCGCATTTCCATAGGCAGATTCATCAGTCAATGTGGCTAGATTAGCATTAAATTTTTTCATTTCTTCTAGCTGCATATTGGCTAGTTTACTGGCCTGATCTACTGCTAAAACTTGTTGATCCCGAAGTTCAGAGTTTAGCTTACCCGGATCAGTTTCCTGTGGAATCATTTCTGCTGTGGTAACATTTTGTCTAGGTTCAGCTAGCGCAGATAGAGTAAGATTAACTTCTTGACTTTCTTTCCTATTTGCAGACAGACTATTAGTTAAAAATTGTTCCAGAACTCCGCCTATTGATCCAGCTAGAGCGCCCAATGGACCAAATTGATCTCCAGTACCAAGTCCTGAAAATTGCCTTCTATCGTCTGTGGAAGCCAACTGGGTAATCGCACTGGTTAATTTCTTATCAAGATCTTGATTGGATATTACAGTTTGACCTTGAATGGTATCAGACATTTCTTTAGCAGACTTAATTTTTTCCCCTACTACAGAACCTATCATCGAACTCATTGATCCTGTAATTTTACTAGAAATAAATCCAGTTGAACCATCAATATTAACTTGATTTTGTTTTTTCAACTCAGCAAATTTTTCCTGTAGAACATTACTAACTCCACTAAGCATCTTACCAAAGATACTTGTAGGCTGATCTTCTATAATCTCTGTTAGATTATCAACTGCTCCTGTCAGTGTGTTCTCCTGCATGCCTTTGGCTAGATTGGTCAACTGCCGTTCAGTGATCACACCTTCGCGACCATGTAGCATGGCCAAGGTTCCCTTGCCAAAGTCTTCTATTAGACTGCCTGCCAGTACTGGACTACCATGCTGTCTTTCTATAGGCTTTTCGTCGCTGCTAAATGCTGATACTGTACCTGTTAATGCTCCTAGCAGTCCGCCTGCTAGAGCTCCCCAGGGTCCCCCAACCATGCCGCCAATACCAGCACCGGTCAATGTGTGACTTAGTATTGTAGAAAATCCTCTTAGAAAACTAGCTGCGGTTTCTTCTCCTGCTTCTTCAGCTTTATCAGCAGCACTGTCTAAGGCCATGCCTCCCAATATGCCTCCAGCCATGGCCAATGGGCTACCAAGTCTTCTAATTAAGCTGGGCCTTGATGTAGGAGTTCTAGGCTGATTTTGTGTACCGGTTCCTGGAGCAGGTGCGGCTGGCTCGGGTATGGGTACAGGTCTACGTTCTTCACGTCTTCTACGCACATAGTCAGGAACATCCACTGGCTCTAAGCCTGGTCTTCTTCCTCCGCGGCGTTCTGTTGTTCTAGCTAGACTGTTGAATGCTCGCTCAACGCCCTGAGCACTGGTTATAACACGTTCTTGTACTGCTGTTACTCTGTCGGCTACGGTCTGCTGTCGTGTTCCTTGTCCTATTAGACCTTTAAGGAAATTCATGAACCCGCCGGTTAATTTATCTTTGGTATAGGTTAATAGCTTGGTTGCTGCGGTAGCAGTGGTCAGCACAGCAACCAAGCCTAAACCAATGCCTAAAAATTTACTAAGATAATCACTGCCTTTTTCAAGATTCAATCCAAACAGTTCAAACACACTGCTAAAACTGTCCACTATCACTCCTATAGCACTAAATGCTTCTTTGATAATGTTAACACCAAAATTAAACACTGAGAAGAATCCAGTCCAATCTACTGCATTTAGTCCTTTGAGAAAAGGTAGTAATAGTTGTTGCAGCGAAGCCTGTAGTTTCCTTACTTCTGCATTGAAATCCTGTGCTGTTTTTTCTCTAGCTCTGCGTTCTTTCGAAGCTTCGGTATTATAATTTCTAGCTTCGCGAGCCATTTCTAGTATGCGGCCAGCAGCTTCGCCCATGGGACCGCCCATCATTTGAAACTGCTCAAGCTGCTGCCCTCTTGTCTTGACTTCCTGAAGTACAATGTCGTGCATTCTTTGCTGATCAGCTTCTGTTAGAGTTCCTCCATCCTTGGCAATTTTGGCCTGTCTTTCTAGTTCACTGTAGACACTCTGACTGGCCATGAGAATGTTTTTACCCGACTGCGTCATAATCAGAGGTAGCCCGGTCATGGCAGATTTTATAGCATCCCCTGCCAACTGCTCGCCTGCTTCTCCAAACATAGCAGACATACCTGCCATGAACTGCTGTACTGACTTGTTTATTTCTGCACCGCCTTGCCGTGCTCTGGCTACAAAATTTGATACCAATGGATCCTGTGCCAACTTCATAGCAGCTTCGGCCAGTTTCATAACATTCTTACCAGTTCTATAGGCCAACATGTCTAATTCTTCAGCTAGGCCTCGACTGCTTGATATCACTGCTTCCTGTGCTTGCCGTCCTCTAAATCCTTGTCCCACTGCAACCTTGAGTTGTCTGGCAGTGAACACTGCCATTTCTTCATTGTTCATACCAAGGTTGCCCACACTAGCAGTGGCCTGTCTCACACTGTTTACTAGAACGCCAAACTGTTTGGCACCACTGGTAGCACCATCACCTAGCTGTGCAAATGAACCCCCAGACTCTCCCAGCGCCTTGGTAAAATCCTGCATGTTAATGCCAGCTGACTTGGCTGCTATGGCAAGATCGAACACATTACCTGCTACTCCAATCTGTAGACCTTCCTTGAGTTTGTCTGCGTAGCCAGTGAGAGCTCCTACTGCAACGCCAACACCCACAGCAAATTTAGTAGCAGTTCCAGGAACAGTCTTCAGTGCCAAACTGAAGTTACCTGACATCAAGGGTCTAAATACAGATTCCAGATCATCAACTACTGAGTCAAACTTTTTAGTTGTACGCTGTGTGGAATCTTGGAGATCCTCAAGAGCTGTGTCTAGAGTTCTTGCCTGACTGGTTAGATTCTTGAGTTCTTTGGCTGCTCGCTGATTATTAGGATCTTTTTGAGATATCAGCTCGGCAGTTAATTTTATCAGTCGTTCAATCTGTGCAGCGGTGGCCAAACCATTTAGGGTAAAATCAACCCTATCATTTTGCAGTATACCATAACCGGTTACAACGTCAGCCATTATCTATGATTTTGCCAATTGAACAATATTAGAATAGTTTCTATTTAATATTTAGTTGTGAGACTGAGCCCTATTTTACATAGAGTTTGTCTAGAGGACTGTTTTGTCCGCATGTTTCGGCGCAGTAGGCCAGTTTGCCATGTCTGATAGAATCCTTGAGCCATGAATCACTGAATATTTCTTCCAGTACTCCTGCAGCCAATATGTCACTGAATGAACGATTGTGCAGATCTAACTCAGCTAGTCTAGGTCTAATTTTGGCCTTGAGTTGATGATCCATAAAATGATCAATGTTACCGTCATATCTGTTGCCAACAAAACAGCAGGGAAATACTATACCACTGGCACTGACATATATTTCAGTAAAATGATCAAAATAGCTCTTACACTTGATGTCATAGCTGTCCAGCTTGCCTAGGTAATCTCCTAGTTTATAGGCCTGACTGTCATGAAAATTTTCTATACTGTTTTCAACTCGAAGTTGAAACTTGGTATGATCTTTATCTATGCTATAGTTAGGATCGTCTAGTTCAAATTCTTCAGCTATGTTTAGATACTTTTTGTTCTTGGGAGGATAAATCTTGTACTGTAGATTTCCTTCACGATCAAAAACT